GGTAATCTAGGTTCAAATCCTGGTACCCCAGCCATTAAGCGTTTAAAATGCGGTCCCTTCGTCTAGGGGTCCAGGACGGCGGGTTCTCAGCCCGTTAACAGGGGTTCGAATCCCCTAGGGACTGCCAAATAAACCCACATCATTATCCATTAATGGATCTGATAAAGGCAATATTAAAGAAATGACGGGCTGATAAGTCCGTCATTTCTTTGTTTAAAGCCTGTGGACGCAGGAAGGGGGCAAACTTGGGATGAGATATATACTTAATCCTTTATATAAAAACAGAGGGCTTGATGAGCCTCTGGAATGGATGTTTCTTTGCCAGTTGCGTTGAAATTTCACCTTACAGAACGAGCTCTCTCTGAAGGGGAAGATACCTGCAGGGCGCGCGTCAAGCAAGATCCCCTTTATGCTATTTTGTAATAATCGAGGGGCTTTTTTGCGTTACCGCATTAAGCTGCGGTACTCACATTTCTTTTTCACGCTTAATACTATGCGCCCCCTGCACTTAGGCAGCTCAAAAATCTTTCCGTTAGAATCTACGCATATCACGTATTCCTGCCTGAACGGGCACTCTCTGCACTGCTTGATGCCGTGTAGAAAAATGATAGGGTTCATGTCTATGCAGCCCATCTGTTAGAGCAGCGCCACCAACAAGGCGCCCACGAAAAAGCCTGCGATACTTCCGTTTGTTGTGCCCTTCTTAAGTCCCTTTCTATAGGCTAAGTCAACTTGTTTAGCCATTATTTCGAGCTGTTTATCTTTTATTTCAAGCTCCCTATCTTTCATGGCAAGCTGTTCAGACATGTTTTGCCTTTCCGCTTCTTGGTTTGCGATCAGCTCGTTGACTGTATCAGTTAGTATTTTAACATTAGCACGTTCCGTATCTCGTGCAGCCTTTAGCTCAGCGTTCTCCGCAACTAATGCTTCCGCATCGGACATATTCTCTTTTAGCGCTTCAATCGGAATTTGAATATTGCCGTTGTCTGACAGCGTTGCGCTGCACCACGCCGGGGCGATAAACATGATTGTAATAATCGAGAATATCAATATCGCGCAAAGACATAACCTTTTTATACGCATTTTTTTCAGCCTCCTTTACCTTGGCATCATTCATCGCCTCCAATTGGGCTTGTTGCTCTTGTAGTATTTTAAATTGTTTAATCAGAGTGTCATTTTTTGCCTGTATTTCTTTGAGCTGTTGCTCTTTAACTTTAATCTGCGCTTGGAGAGCTGTAACTTGTGTTTGGTATTTGTTTAAAGCTGCAGTATATTGTTTACCTTTCCAATAATCTAATCCGTAGCTAATGCCCAAAACAAGTCCGATGCAAAGAATTGCCAAAAACACATATGATTTATTGTTGAAGACGTGTTTGGCAAGTTTAGAAAACGATACCTGTACCTCATTCAGGCTTGATGCTATCTTTTCCGTCATTTTCTGCGGGGTTAAGTCTGTCAAGTTCGCCATCTCTATCGCCTCTTTTTTTGCTGTCTCTTCCTTCAAAATAGGATTTTCCCAGTGCGGCCCAGAATATACCATTACCAAACCAGATACCTAGTTCTGTAGCATTTTTGCCTAGGTCACGCCCCGTAACGAAGGATGCGACAAAGACCGAGACGATTACTATCGCTGTTAGAATTGCGACAGGTTTCACCCATGGCAAACCGTTGAGAAAAATACACGCTCCCTTAATTGCCTTTTGTATGGCGCTCATTTTCAGTTGATTCCTTTTTCATCTATTATTGTTTCTATTCGGTCTATCCTCTTATGCGCTGAATGTGCCGACGCTTCTACTAGCGAAAGGCGTTCACGCTGTACATCAATCTTGTCGTCGAGCATGGATAGACTCTGCTCTAGCTTTTCGATTGCCCTCCGCAGCTCTCGGTTGCTTGCTTCCAGCGGCGAAACGATGAGACATTTGGCTACCCAGACCGCGAATGTAACCATAGTGATATACACAGTTACGTTATGTAACGTTATGTTCATGTTAACACCCTCTAAGGAATGTCTTGATTCCCTCAGCTATTGCTATCGCCATGGCGTGCTGATTCTTTTTGTCCAACAGAAAACGTTCTTCCGTGGGGTTAGTGATGAACCCCAGCTCGATGAGACATGCGGGACAGCGCGCTTCCCGCAATACCTTGAGATTTGCCTCTTTATCGGGATCGCCGTCCTGAAAGTCGGTGCGCTTGCGCTGCGTGAGGAACGCCCTGCCCCATGCCTCAAAGATAGCGGTCGCTAATTTATCAGAATTATTTTGCCCAGGCGTTGTGTAAATCTCAAACCCGTTTGCATGAGGTGCGGCAGCTCCGTTGCAGTGAATGGAGATAAAAGCGTCAGCGTTGAGCCTGTTTGCCATCGCAGGTCGTGCCGAGAGGTCAAGATTGCGGTTGTCTCTGTATATCCTCCATTGTCCTGTTCGTGTTAGCGGTGCGACAATACCGAACCCGCCAAGCACTTTTGCCAGTTCAAGAGCCACATCAAGATTAATGTCTGCCTCGTTCGATATTCGCCCGCGTGCGCCGGGGTCAGGTGCGCCATGGCCGGGATCAATCACCACTTTCATTTAATCACCGCCTCAATAATTTTGACTTGCCACTGTTCTAACAATTTATATTTTTTTGCGTACTCGAATGCTTTTTTAAGATGCCCCGGTGGCAATAACACCGCTTCGAGCTGCATTGCTTTTTTTGCTAATTTTTCGAAATATTTATGGTCGGTCGCCCAGGATCCCAGCCGGCCATGATATAAACCTGCGAAATATCCCCACATGTTATCGGCGCTGGCTGCGCTGCGGGGGTAGTCCTGGACGATCTTTAATCTGTAATCCTCAAGGAATTCTTCCGGAGAGGAATAAAACCTAAAATATGATTCCCGCATTGTATCTTTACCGCCTACTCTCTCCGGAGAACTGACCCTGATGTATGGCCGGCCGGAGGATCTCCATGATGCCGGGGCTTTTATTCCTGCGCCGTTATAAGCATTGACCCAGAGATAAGATTTCCAGTGCCCGGTTTCTACTGCGCTCTGGACTGTGGCTGCAAAAGCGTTGATGCCGGGATAATTTCTGGCCAGCTCATAAAACTCTTTCGCATCCATGGCGTGCGCGGGTTGGGCAAAAAGAAAGGCGCCGCAGATCGCAGCGCCTAGAAATATTCGAATTATTATATTTAAAAACATCGTAATAGAGCCCTTCCTGCGTAATAGACCAGCGTCCAGCATACAGCGCAGAGCGCCAGGACATCGAGCCACACCCAGCCACGTTTTGAAATTCCGAGAAACCCATCCTCTAACCATTGAAAATCACTCGCGCTGCCTGCGTAAAAGGGATAGATTGTCAGATGCAGGAACGCGATTAGCGGGTAGTATGGCAATACAAAATATAAAATAGGCGCGGCCAGAAATTCAGCACCGAATCCAGCAAGCGCGACTACCCCCTTCTGCCGATCTGATAGCCCTACAGGCATCTTCCAGATCATCCGCGGAATTCTGACCTTACATAGCGCTCCCCATGCGAACTCAAAGGACAGCACAAATCCGAAACAAAAAGCAATTAAAAAGTGTCCTGCTTCGTGCACTAAAAAAGCCGCCAAAACGGCGGCAGCAAACAGTATTATCGTGAACACGTTATCCCTCCTTGTTTTGGGCTAAGATCTCGCCCAGATCCTGCCATAGCTTAAACTTCGTCTTATACCCGTCACAGTGCTTCATATACCCCAAAAAACTCGCCCAAGCCGCCTGCACGTTTGCCGCCTGGACCGCTCCGCGCCGATACATTTTGCACAGGGCTTTCATCCTCCGACGCATTCGGGTCATGTTCCGTTTTCGGGGGAGCCGGTGATCGTGCCATATTCTGTACCCGCAGAAATTGAGCCCCTTATTCAACGGAAAGATTATGCTCTTATGGTTAAGAGTTAATCCCATATTACATTCTGCATACATCCGTAGATCCCAGAAAGCATTCTGAGCATCGTCTTTATTTGCACAAATTGAAATAAAATCATCCATGTATCTCACGTAATATTTAATACCTAGATGTTCTTTTGCATAATGATCTAAAGCATCCAGGTTAACATTAGCCAGGAGCTGGCTCGTTAATGCTCCTATCGGCAATCCAACGCCATTGGGAGAACCTGTGTCGACTATCCTGTCTAACAACCATAAGGTTTCCGGACAACGTATAACACGTCGGTACTGGTTTTTAATGAACCAATGTGGGATAGATGCAAAATAACTTTTAATGTCGCCTTTGAAGATGTAGGGCCTATCGTGTCTTGCCGCTACGGACTCAATATACCTTTGGGCCATATTTGCGGCTGCATAAGTTCCTTTCCCTTTTCGACAGGCAAACGAACACGACAAAAATCTTCTTTCAAACAACGGCTCAATCACGCTTACTACTGCATGGTGTAAAACTCTGTCGGCAAACGCCGGAGCTGCAATCTCGCGTTTTTTAGGCTCGCGCACAGTAAAATATCTGAAGGGTTTCGGCTCCCAGGAATGCCAGATCAAATGATTCTGGAGGTTTATCAGGTTCTCCTCTAGTTTATATTTATAAAACAGGGCCTCGTTACAATATCGCTTACCCTCTGAAGCCGATTTATACGCATTAAGTAAGTTGTTAAAATCATAGATCTTGGGGTATAAACTCCCGTAAGTAGTTGGCATATTGGCCCCTTTCAATAAAAATGACAGCGGCGTTAGGCTTGTCGGCCGACTTGTCGCTGCCTGTTTTATATATTTCTTTACCGATAAACGGACGGAATCAGTCTCCTTTTCCTCCTGCACAGACCTAAGGTCCGTAGGCCCTAGATAACACGCTATAAGGGAGAGCGGGGCGCGCGCCGATATTGTTGTTCGAATCCGACAGAGTGTAGTTCAGACCCAAATAGAAAACACCGTTCTGGACACCGTTGTTCCAATTGCCGCCACGAGTACAGAGACGCGACCATACAGACTGACCCCGTATTGCCTATTGAGGCTTTTTAATCCAGCCGCCTAAACGCTTGCCGACTTCGTTGACATGTCGGCTCCATATTTCATATTGATGCACCGTAAGAAATTCCATATCTTTGGATATTCGGATCAGAGACCTTAATACATCCAGCTCAACATCTATCTGCCGCAGAATTCCCAGTCTGTCATTTTTATTTTTATTGGCTCGGATTATAAGGGAGATGATTAAAATCATTTCCCTCTTTATGTCCGCTACCAGTGTAAATCGTTCAGACTTTGGAAATCTTCGGCATGCCACATATCCGTACTTAAACGCGTCTTCTGCCAGCTGCAGTATTTCGAGATTCATCAGAGGCTCAAAATATCAAAGCACGGAGAATCAAACCCGATAAAAAGCGGGGCGCGCGCCGATGCTGTTGTTCGAATCCGACAGAGTGTAGACCAGACCCAAATAGAAAACACCGTTCCGGACACCGTTGAGCCAAAGGCCGCCACGAGTACAGAGACGCGACCCCGTGAGGTAGTAATAAAAACTATCGCTCCCGTACTCTCCGGCATCGTGCGGAATGATGCAGAGTTCCTTGAGGATCACAGGGCAGGGATTGTTCGAGACATCTCCTAGTTTATATACCTGCTGAATGCTTTTAAACCCATTTGTCGCACCGCTTCCCGGCACAATAATTCCGTAATCAATCGGATCTGGATATGCATACTTCAGCTCTCCGACGGTTCCGGGATCTACGAGAGTCCCGTCACCCAGTACACTTTTATACAGCGCGTTGATTGCCGCATTGGGAGAAGCGGCATTGTTGTCCGCAACCAGGCGTATAATACCGTCACTCAACTGCAGCCCCTCAACAAACTCACTAACGTTGCCGTTTAGGTCCCATACTCCATAAGGCGACCCGTCGTGGCTCCATCCAAGCGGCCCGGAGCCCGTCAGGACTCGCCCAATTGTATTGGCGGGGCTGTCGTACATCAAGGCTATCTCGCCGCGTTCTGTCGAGTCTGAAATGTCCGCGCCGTAATTATTATTGCCCCTCGGCTGGAACCCCTGTGCCTTACATTTAAGTGCGAGATATGCCCATTCAGCATTGGTCATAATATGATGCCCTGTCCCGTTGTTGCGGGCGGCAGTCGCAAACACGCTTATTTGCTGACTGGTTGTCGGATCAACACCCCTGAGAGACAGAAAAAGATTTTTTGAGTTGGAATTTTTGATAACCCCTTGATGCTTGCCGATGTACAAATCTTTGACTACGCTGCCACCCACGAGAAATGCCGAATGCGGTCTGCCTGTTCCGCGTTCAGCTGCTGCGATCGGGGATCGTTCGGGGCCGAAGCGGCGGTAGATAGAAGGGTAATATTTAGCGGTATCAGCGCCGTCCGAGATCCATTCCAGCACATTCAGCCCGCCCGATCTCTCGGCTATTGCATTCTTGAGATCAATTCGTTCATTGGCATCCGCAAACCCAGTATCGCTGTAACTGTGAAACCGGCGTGTTATCTCCAACTCCAACCCGCGCATCGCGCGATCCTGTTCGATTACTCTCATTACTCTTCACCTCCAGGCATTTCGGGTGCTTCTATCGGTTCAGGCACCGGGAACAGTTTGGCGTTGCAGCGCCTAAGGTCGGCTTCAAATATGTTGGCGTAATCGCTGGCCTGTGCCGTGGTGCCCTCCACTAGGATCGTGCCTGCGAGGAACTGTCCCAGCTCGTTTTTTACGCCTTCATCTTCGAATGTTATATACAGGGTACAAGTTCCGTTTCCGTTTTCAGTAATGGTGCGCTCTGCCATTTAGGCCACCTCCTGGATCTCGTATAATAATGCCCTGCCTTTGGACTGGACTATAATCGTTTCAGTCCCGACCCCGGTCAGAGAAAATTTTGTCTCTTCGCCGGGTTCAAGCTGTCGCCCGTTGGCCGTCATGGCAACGGAGTCATCCAGGTTCCGGATGCGGACAAACCTGCGCCCAGGCATCTCAGATGTTCCGGCGTATGCTGATGTAGCTGTGTTTGTTGCTGTCTTTATCGCGCTTAAGTATGCCATTATGTCGGATCCCCTTCCGTCGTTGTCGTCTGTACTATACGCAGTTCAGTCCAATGCGCCGAGGCGGGCGCCTCCGGATCGTGGGCTGTGCTGAGCAGGATGCATATCCACGCTTTGCTATTCTTAAAGACGATATCTCCGGGAACATACGTGCGCGTCGCGGAGTAATACCCGCATATCCTGAACGCAACATCGCCCTTGTCGCCTTTAATTCCCTTCCAGTCTTCGTCGAGTCGGGTCTGAAAATCATCTATGAGGACCACGAGCTCAGCCTCAATATTGCTGTTCATCCCCCAATTCGAGCTGATGCGGCTGATGGAATAGCTCTGTCCTGCTGTCGTTTCGTCCGGGTAGTTAATGTCCAGGATGAGGTTGGCATTGTCGATTACCTGGGCAATTGGGTACCAGTGCTGGTAGTCTATCGTCAGGAGGTCGCCCGGCCGAACGTTTGCCAGAAATGCGGTACCGGTCCCAACTACATTGGGCAGCCCGGTTGTAATATCTACAGCGCCTGTCTTATATGGCAGCATATCTTATCGCCTCCTTTATCGCGCGGGTTGAATCGCGGAGCCTGCTGTGCATAATGGCCAGCTTGATGCCTGTTTCTGCTGTGGCCTCTGCGGCCGCCCAGCTTGGATGTGCCAGCGTGATATTAGTGATTTGGTAAGTACTGATCCCCTCAAACGCTTCGACTATTTCGGGCATTTACGCTCCTCCTCCTACTCCATGCTCCATTTGATGTCCTGCACCTGTTCGACAGTCTCTTTGCTGTCGACAAGGTCGCAGTAATACCTTTCCCGGGCGAAACACTTTTCGACCCACTGGGCTACTGCAGCTTCCATGGCGAGTATTTCCGGGGCAGTAAGGTCTACCCAGTCCCCATTGGATTTTCTCCAGCCAACGATGTAGGTGGCGTCGGCGCGGGCTCTCCCTGCCGCGGCGGAAATGAGCGCCTTTGAGCGATCGTCGGTCGCGACCGACAAACCGGATACAGTAATGCCCGCTGTCTCTGTCTCGTAGCGGGCAGCTGCCAGCTCTGCCTTTTTCTGCTTTTTTGCCTCCGGGAGGCTTACGGCGATAGGCGGCGCGTCCTCGAGTGCGAGCGTCTCTATATTGACTCTTTTGTTGTCACAGAGTGTCGAAAGATATTGAGATTCGCTGACAAGTATATTCGGCTCCGGCAGTGGCGTCGGGTATTCGATGTCTTGCGGCCGGCGCTCTAATATGTGCCCTGTCTCTGCGTCATAATGTACAAAATATCTCATGGTTGCTCCCTCCTAATATCCAATAGCGATGAACGAAACGGGGCCGCCGCTATCAGCGCCGTTTACCATTACGAACCCCGTGGTAGTGATCGCAGCTGCCGTCACAGCACCCTCGCTCGTCGTGTGCATGTAACTAGTCAGGATCAGCGCGGAGATAGCAAAGCACGCGTTAGGGAAAGCGATGGGGAATGACACCTGAAGAGTTGAATCTCCCCCTACTGAGGCCGACGTGCGTCCCCATTGAACCATTAGCCCGCTTCCCTGCATGCGGATATAGCCGTTGGTGTTAAGGCTTATCGCGCTGTGCGGAGGGACTACGACGTCGCTGTCTCCGTTAAAGTTAATACCGTTGAGCCTCCTTGCGGTTTTTAGCTTGTCGGCCGTCGCCGAGTTGCCTGAGCATGACTGCGCAGTGGTCGCGAGAGCGGCTAGTGTGGCCGTTGCTGCGTTACCAGGTATGTCTGTATTAGACATAATTAACGCCCACGCCCCGGCGGACTTCTTGTAAATGGATATGTAATAAATATCTGTCCGTATATATAGGTCCCCGTTTTTCCCCTCGCTGACACTAGGGACTCCGGAACCGAACAGAATATCTGAGACCCCTAGGTTTAGCCTCCCGGTCAAAGGATTCTCCAGGTCGGAGAGGTTGGACGCCTTGGATAGATAAACTCCGTGTGTATGGTTGGCCGCAGACACCCCGAGATTCTCACGGGCGGTGGCTTTGTTGGGGAGGTCCGATAGATTGTTCGCCTTTAAGAGGACATCCCCCATGCTCGTGTCCCCCACGAGTGCGGCTATGGCGGCCAAATCGGAAAGAGTCTCTTCCGCGAGCGCCTTTAGGTATAAGGTCCTGTTGGCGAGGTCCTGTAGCGCCAAGTTTACCGGAGCATTCGCTCCACCTGCGACAGGGTCCCCTGTCTCAATCCTCCGGACGTATTCCTCCCATGTGCTCATTTCGTCGATGTTGCCCATTTAGCCACCTCCTAGAACTGTATCTGCCAAAAACCGATGATCTGGTCTATGGCTGTTTTGGTAAAAGGAGCATCGCGAACCACACGCGAAAATAGAGTGCCGTCGGCACAGAATAGACCATACTCGCTGATAGCCATGCCTACTGCTGTGCCCAGGCCAAAGCGAAAGTGGAACTGCACGACCCTTGGATCGTCGAATGTAGTACCGTCTGGAGCTGTGAGCCCGGTCGCGACCTTGACATCGCTGACATCGATTTTAATTATCTCAGACAAATTAGTGTCTGTGCTGACGGCTGTATCCGTGCCGGTACCGATTCCTATATGCGATACATGCACGCCTGTATCGCCAGATAAAAGTTTGGCCAGGTTCAGGCGCCCCTGCGTCACGATTAGATTGTCTGTTTCTTCTTCCCGATAAAGCTCCCCTTCCCGGTACACCTTGATGCTTAAATGCCCCTTCATATCCTTAACTTTCTCTGTTAAAAGCATTACGATTCCCCTTTCTATATAAAAATTAAGAGGGTATGATTAAAGCCCTCTGCTTCTACTGCCGTGTCGTACATAGCGACCTGATGACCCAGACACAAGACTTCGAGCTCCACTTCTGCAGTTCCGTATTGGACACTGCCGTCGTAAGTCAGTTCCCCGTTGTATTTGTACTGCGCCCAAGGTGTCTCGCAGAAATCATGTTGAAGAGTTTGATAAAAGTCCTCGCATTCAGAGACGTCGCCGTAAAGGAGAGCCAAAGGGTCCTCCAGAGCTGCGTATCGATGCACACCATTGTAATAAGCCCTCAACCATGGGAACTGCTCACTGATCAGCGTAAGGCTCCGCGCGTTAAGCAGCTCTTCGGGGTCCACCTCTTCAGGGATCCCCAGCCTGCATGACAGTTCGATCAGATGGCTCCGGACTGGCTTATATTCTTTGATGTATCGCTCGGCCTGCCGAATCATGCCCTCTCTCATTTCGAGCTCAACCGAGAACGTATGGGGATCTGTGCCGAGGTTCCACCATTCGTTTATTTTTGTGTAGTCGAAACCCATATTGGCCAGCGACTGGGTTATCGCCCATGGGGTGCCCTTGTGACGGTGCAGCAGGATGGCATTGCGTACCAGGCTGCGCTTGGTATCGATCGGCAGATTCAGCGGTTCGTACATGTCTACGTGATATTGCCAAGCCATAAGGTCAATCACACATTCCGGCAGCTCATCTATCCGGGACAGTAAAAGCGCCTCCCTGATGCAAAGAGAGACGCTTAATAATTCCGGATCTATTATATTTGCCGCGTTTTTGATTTCGGTAATGTCAGAGATAGAATCCGGGAGGATGTCGTTCAGCAGGATATCATCATACTGTTTAGCCATCTTCCAGCCCTCCGAATGTAACCGTGCGGGATTCGCACACGGCCAGCTGATTAAAGGCCATCGCTGTGTACGCCGGAGAACTGATCACAACTCGTTTGGCTCCTGCTAAAATCATCCGATGTATAAGTTCGCTGGGATTGATATCTCGCCCCAGACGCTCACGCTGCCATAATATCCAGGCATCAACTGCCGCTTCAACAGCAGCCTGTATAGATGCAGCTGTAGTGGTTTTTGTACGGTCAATATAATATGTGACACTCAGTGTATATTCCGATGCCGTTGGAGCATATACATGCACATCGTCGGTAAGAGGCCGGACCTGTTCATCGGTAAGCATGTTCTCAACAACCTGAACAATTTCATCAGGTGGAATTTCTCCTCCGGTCAAAAGAGGATAGATATCTACAACGCCCGGAGTCGGAGAATTTACCGCGACCGAGCTAATGCCGGGATGCGCGGACCGGGCCCAGAATTCATAAGCACCGGCAGGGCCTGCAACCGAAAATGATTCCGGAGCAAGTTGAATTCTCTCCCTGAAATTATCATCAGTCTCAGTGTCAGTTCCTCCTGTTGTCGCGGATGTATTGGCGACCGATTGAATAAACGGCAGCGGATCCACGAGAACATTAATCTGTCCGGACAATAATCCATTGCCCGAAGATCCTGACTGTACGGCAGTCACAGATATGTCCACGTAAGTGTCCCCTTCAGGGATCTCAGTAACCGCATCCGTGGCGAAATAGATATTTCCTCCTGCTGATACCCTTGTTCCGGACGGGATAATGACACTGCCGATCTGGGGGGCTGACAGTGTAAACCGGACTGTGCATACCGCAGGCGCCGCGGTAAGCCTTGTCACACCTACAAAGGCGCCTAGATGATCCAGGTAATTGCCTGATGAATACGCCAATAGATTCATCTTCCCGGTGAAGTCAATAAGGCTTCGCTGATACGATATGATGTAGGCGATCGTCTCAAGGAAGAGTCTTACCGGATCTCCGGGATATAAAGTTACGCCAGCCGCCGCCTCGTAGCGGGATATAAGCCCTTCCACTATAGCCTCAGAGTCTTTGTCCGCGAAAAGCACAGGTGTAATATCCAGACTCACAATGTGACCCCCTCCCTTAATTTAATCCTGACTACCGGGATAATTTTTCCGTTTTGTGCCGCACTCTTATCATTTTTAAATGAGATCGAAATAACCTTCACCCTGGGTTCCCATTGTTCGATGGCGTCGATCAGGTCCGCTCTGTATTTGGCCATTGCCGCGGGCTCAGGCAGGTCGAGCCACTGCCAGTCTGTCCCGAAATGCCTCAGCATTGGAACCGTACCTACCCTGGTGGCTGCGATCGTACACAGGCAATTTTTAATGTTGGCTGCGCCGATCGCAGTGAATACATTAGACGTACCGTCCAGTATCATCTCAAGATCCATTGTCAATATACTCCTTAATAGTCAGTCCCGCTTCTATCCACGTTGCCCGTCCGTCTTTTCCGCGCGGGCCTTCTGTTGCGGAAATGCCTTCCAGGATAAATTTGCCGATCTTCGTGTCGCCGAATACTAGGACACATACCTCGCCGGAATCCCGGATCTCCTGCAGCGTTTTAAATTCTGAATCAGGATCCACGCCGCACGAAAAATCAAGTTTGATTTTAAATGAGATCTCTTCAAGCCCAGGGCCGATAAATTCCAGCAGGGGCTTTGAACCAAGAACGGGGTGTTCTGCATAACGAGCAGTTCCAGACTGCTGCAGGTCATCGAATGTGCGGATTTCATTAGCCGAAGCAACAAATATAACTTTACCAAAACTGCCGATCGACATATGATTACCCCCCTACAAAGACATTCGGGCTGCCGTCCCGGACGCTCCCGCCGCAGCTGACAGGATCGCCGATCCGTCCGGCCGGCCAGCCGTTAATAAATGTATTGCTGCTGCCAGCTGATATCACTCCGCTGTGCGGTGCATGGTCGGGGCATCCGTGATCCGCGAATGTATCGATCGAAACGCGACCGGCCGGCTGGCCGTTGACTATAACATTCGGACTGCCGGTGGCAAGCGGACGCGGAGGGCAGGCATCGTGCCCTGTACAGCAGTCACCGAGTCTGGTTTGTGCAGGCATTGTCATTCCTCCTAATCAAAAAGTGCATTGATGTGATCAGGCAGCGTGATATCGTTGTCAGGATTAAGGTTGATGTTCCTGGCACTTTTGAATGTGATATCGCCGTCTGCCCATATCATTTTAGATCCGTAACTGTCTATCATTTGAATGGTCCTGTTGATTCTGTGTATCGAAATGCAGACGCCACCGGGGATCTTCAAAAAATATTCTTCTTTGTCGGCCGTCTCCGGAGGATCCACCTCAGAATAAAAGGATCCAAGACAAAAGCCCTGCTCTTCCCCGTTCGGAAGGAATACACATAAAACAGCTTCTCCGGGATCCGGAAGATGCTGCATTTTGTTTTTCAGAGAGCCACGGACAATCATCGGCAATTCATACGATGTCAGATCGTCCTTATCAGCGAACCTGACTCTGACCCGATGTTTTTCCGGGTGAACGGAGGATACTATTCCGATCCGTATTATGTCGTCATATTCAGCCATTAGCCCTGTTCCTTTCTACAATAGCCTTCCATTCCGGAACGCTTTTACCTTTCTTGCTGGCCTTCCTTTCACCCTTGCCACCCTTTCGTACCGATGGCGGACCTGATTCAAGTTCAACGTGTGTCGTATATCCGCCGGATGTTACAGAGTGCGCTGAGGTTGCAACGCGATATTTGCCGTCAAATGTACCAAATCCTTCAACCTGTATAACTATCCCGTCCAGCAGGCGGACGTCTCCGATGAGATCCAGACTTCCGGTAACTTCCCGTTTATTCACATCACGTAATTTACTTTTTGCCAACGCTTCCGCCTCGGCTTGACTTTCTACTCTTGTGTTGATCTTAAGAACCTGCCCGCTTGGCATATCATCAGGCTCTGCGGCGTCGGCTTCAATCAGAGATTTGCTATTGGGATCGAAATAACTGACCTCGCAGGACTTATATGTATTGACTGACTGAGTTTTAAAGCTCCAGCCCCTTACTGATCCCCCTGTGCGGGAAATAGTGAGGGAGGCTGATTCTTTTTCGGAATCGATCTCGTTATAAATTGAAATCTTACCGTCAACGATTTTTATAGCCAGCCCCGACCTGTGTGTTAATCGAGTAAGGAATTGCAGATTAGATTCCTGAGTCTGATCGATGCGTCCGAATTCAGGGTTTTCAGCAGCGGTATAGTTAAGCGTCAGGCCAGCCTTGCCGGCAATGTCCTGGGCAATGCTTTTAAGCTGCATCTTTTCCCATGTTTTTGTAACGCTTTCCCTCCGGCCGGCATAAGTAACCGGTGATGACACACCTTTAATACTGACTGTTCCCTGGGAAGCTTCTATCTCATCGATCTCAAATATCCCGCATTTAAGAACTTGTGTGTCTCCGGTGCCCTTCCAGTCTTTTATTCGAACAGATGCGGTCATAACAGAATTACGCTTTGGAAGCCAGTCTCCGATAAACTTTCCCTGCCTATCCTCCAGCTCCACCGTTATAGAGTCGGCTTCTCCGCTGCGATTATCATTATAGGTAAACGATAAAACATAAGGGGCGATATCATCAGTGATATCAACCCCTCCAATTGATAGATTCAGTTCAACCCGTCTGGCCAGCATTTTATCGCCTCCACGGAGGGAGAGTTACCGCAGCCTTGTCCTCAACGTCAGGGACAGTGATTTCAATGTTGGCCGGGAAAACTGCAACCTCCACATGCTGTGGATTTGCGTCAATCAGATCTGACATGAACGCCTGATCAGCACCCTTCCCCCATATCCGATAAGCAACTGAATCCCAAGTGTCGCCGCTGCGGGTCATGATCTTCATGCCAGGCTCACCCTTTGATTTTCATTTTGGTACTTTTTTAAATATTCCTTGAACTCAGAAAAACTGAGCTTTGCTGTTTTCCGCATTACGCTTTCATCAGCATTCCCGTTGATCACGTATGTCGGGGAGAAGGTGGCTGTTATTCCGGCCCCCTGAGCAGTCAGGCCGGCGCTTGATAGTATTGAACCGGCTCTTATTCTGTCCTGCAGAGGGACAAGCGCTTCAGGTTTATCTCCTATGATCGCCACCTCTGGGCTCCTGAAAATCCCGCCGTTGCCGTGTTTAGGGAGTTTTCCTCTACTTTTTTCAACGATACGCCCTTTGCCTGCAATTGCCGCGGCAGTCGGAGTCGTTCCGCCGGCATCTAGCCCGAGAAGCTTTCTTCCCCATTCAAACGCCTTTCGGAACATTTCATAAAGACCTGTAACAGCCTTGATTATTATGTCTACCGATCCTTTTAATATAGCTGCCAGTGTCGGGCACTGTTTTTCAAAGGTTTTCCATAGGTTCTTGATTTTATCCCAGTTTTTATAGATCAAATATCCTGCGGCTGCCACTGCGGCAATTGGCACAAGCCACCACCCTAGACCAGCCGCCATGGCCCAGACGGCCTTAGTCGCCAACATAAATCCCTTGCTCAGAAATGCAATGGCTTTTATTCCTGGACCGGTAACAACGCCGATTCCACGGACGGCAAGATTAATTTTCTGCAACCAGTTCCAGAATATCATCAGTTTGGTTATTCCGCCGCCGAACATCCCGAAGAAATAAGCGAGTCCGGAATACATAAGTTTTGTTGCTATAGCTCCGGCGAGGATCGTGCCGAAGAACTTCATGAGCGCTGGGTGCTTTTCCGCGAACATGCCGAACTTAACAGCAGACGATGACACCAAGCTCCCTATACGCTGTATTGCCGGGCCAAATGCCCCGCCCATAGCCTGCGCAGCCAGGGTCAAAGATCCCTTCATTGCTTCGATCCGAGCCGTGTTGGTCTTGAGGTATTTCTCTATATTTTTATCTATGATTCCTTTGGAACTGTTTTTCACATCTTCATTTGCAGCAGTTAGCCCATCAAGGTCCTTTAGCAGTGGAGCAAGGGCGCGAACTCCTTCGTCGCCGCCAAGAGAGCTGAGAAACCTGAAAGCGGTCGCGTCATCCATGCCACGCATATCCTTTTTTATATTTTTTAATGTTCCAATTACATCCATGGTTCCATCTGACATATAAGCAAGTTGCGGAGCATAGTCCTTGGTTCCCTTAATGACCTGACGCATCATCGCTGCAAAAGCTGTACCAGCCTGACCACCTCTTAGGCCTGCATCATTAAGTTTGCCTAATATCGTAAATGACTGTTCCAAATTTGCATTTGCATTCATGATGGGCGCGGCTGCATATCTGAAGGATTCCCCGATTTGGCTAAAATCCCGAATCTGAAATTTGAATTGGGTTTTGGTGAAGAGCTCTCCAATCCGGGTCAATTTCTGCTCCATATTGCCATGAATTTGTTTTCCCAAATTATTATAGGTAGTCGCAATAATCTCTCCTACTTCGGAGCTGGATCCTTTTGTAATTTTTGCCACAGATGCTATGACTGGGGTGGCAGCACTTGCAAGAGCCGCAGTAAAACCGGCGGAATTCAGTGCGTATTGAATATCCATTGCTTCGTTATATCCAGCGATACCGGACTTTGCTACGCTCTGAGCTACTGCATATGCTTTTTGCATTGCCGCCTTTTGGTCTTTAGCGTTTAAAACCGTCGACAGATAGAAGCCGGACATCTCGCCTTCCAGCATTGCATTGATCGGACCTCTGGCCGCGTATGCCAGAGCCATGGCGTCCACCATCCCGGCACGTGCATTCGCCATTGAACTGCGTTGCTGCTGTTGTCTTCTCTCAAGTGCGGCGCCGCGTTCCTGTACCTTATTAAGCTTCTCGGCGCTGATCCTTAATTTATCCTGTTCTGCCCTCATCCGCTCAAGAGGACCGTACGAAGCGCGGACATCGTCAACATAACGCTTATTGCTCTCCGTTAAAGTCTTGACCTTTTTTTCAAGCTCGCTGACTTTGATCTGAGCAGCAGCACGCTTTTGAGATAATTTTTCCTGCTGGGCTGCGCTTTTCCCGGATGCGTTCTGCAGCGCCTCTTCGGCTGCCTTCAGTTTGCTTTTGGCGTCGGCCAGCTTATCAATCTGTACTCTTAACGCAGCCTGATTTTTATCTGCCCGAGCCAGCGCATCAAGTTTTTTCTGCGCGTCGTTGGCAGCCTTGCCGAATAAAGCGAGCGCCTTGTTGGATTTACCGATGCTCTGCAGCATCGAGTTTGATACGGCACCGGCAATTATCAGCTGCGCTTCTAATTTATTAGCCACAATGACGCCCCCTTCAATAATTCAAATAAAGCCGCGCCGCCCAAATGGGCGGCAACTTACTGTTTAGGTGTCTCTTTTTTGATTTTTGTGCTTACGCTTTCGGTCCATATTCCCAGGTCATACAGCGGCAGATCCAGCCAGAAAGGAATTGGCGTATGTGTTTTACTGTCAAGAGCCAATATTATTCCCCTGACGACCTCTGCCGGATTGCCGCTGTCACCTATATTCCTAACAAAAAATCCTGAGCTGTCCCCACTACGCTGACAAAATCTTTCGCCGGAAGGTTAAAGATCATATCGCTGACAACTCCGGCGGCCTTGGCGGCAAGGACTGCCTGATATGTCTTATCTACATCAATTATCGGCCGACCGGCAAGAACAGACGCTTCCTTCTCAGCGCTCATTATGTCGCGTCCGGTAAGGCTGTCGTAATCCATTGACAGCTCTGTGTATTTTTTGCCCTCGAACTCTACCTCTTTAGAGAGCTTAATTGTTATCATGAGCTCATCCCTTCCGCGGCCCTGGCGTCAGCCAGATAGTCCGTCCCTTCTACGCGACAGATATAGTTGAGTTTATCGATGTATATGACCTCGTTGCCATTGATCCAAACGCCCAGTGCTAGGACCTCCAGCTCTATATCGTTGTCCATCGTTGATCCTGGCTCCAGCTTGCCAAGCGGGACAGTCTTGGGCTTCCCTTTAATCCAAACCTTCAGGGGCGTCACAACGTGCTTTCCGGCGGCAGAATCGTATGTGTCCAGGGATCCTCTGAAGTCGATCTCATGGGCGATAGGCGCAAGAAGCGCAATCCCTTCAGTCGTTACAGTGCGGAACTGTATCTTCGCCTGCATAGACTGGAAGTGCCCCGGTACTACTGAATCAATTTCGCCGGAGATCCCGGATCCCTTAATACTGGTCGTCATCGACTGCATCGATGGAAGATCTACGTTGGCAATCCCCATGTACTGGGTCCCGTTTTTATACGCACGGAAGTTGATCAGCTTTTCAGGTATTTGCATAACCATCTACATCACCTCATTCCGCGGATCCGAACAGTGAATTGAAATAGTCCGGATCAAGCTCAAAATCGTTGGATATCTCTTCTGCCGGCGGAGGCGGAGTCAGGTATGTCTTGAACTTGATCTTGCCGTCCAGCAGATCAGTTACCGGGTTGTCCGCCTTTCTGAATTCGATGCGGCCGCCAAGGATAGCCTCCTGCGCCGCCAGACCATTAAGTCTGTCATTGAAGGAATCCACAATGCTCTCTACCAGGCGCCGTGTGATAGGCCCATCGACCTTCTGCCAGAAACTGAGGATAAACTGAGCCTCTACCCAGTTAAACATCATGCGGATCGGAAGAAAGACATCCTTAGTGTCGGTGGATGCCGGGTAACATGCGTTCCTGTTGCCCCATGCGCGCCAGCCGCCTATCCAGTTAAGGGCAGTGGTTATGCCGTTCTCGTTCAGATAATTGGCTTTCATCAGGGAGAGCATTACTTCTTCCCTGCTCCCTTTAGCGCCGGAGATCAGAGCATCGCATTTGATGTTTTGGTTGGACGGCGAGATATAAGGGATATCTTTCCCCTTGTGGTGTGTCGTCCATTGGATCAGGGCGGCAAACTGCGATGAATAGCGGAATTCCGTATCACCAAGTTTCAGCATAGGCCACACGACATGCTGCAGATCATCGGTGAGATTTTTGGTTTCTTTGTACGCCGGAACTTCGCTGTACAGATCGGGAGCGCCTTCTCCGGTTACTGGAATATCCACTATTGCAAGCGCCTTAAACAGTCCGTTGATGCTCCATGCTTTTGAAGCCATAACCGCTGCAACCTCTGAATCCTCGCTCCATCCTGTGGCCACGATCAGCCCCGGTACCTTACGAGTAAGCGGAAAGACCTTTTCAATTACTTCAAGTCCTTCTTCGTTGCCGGTTGTAACGTTAATGCCTCCGATCACGTCATCCTTATCCACCTTGGACGGATCCGCGTAATCATACGTTACAGAGAGCACATCTGTCTCTGTGGCGATTGTCCCCGTGCTCACTCGTGTGATCACTGCCTTATATTCGCTGTCATATGCAACCGTGTAATCCTTTCCCAGTTCATATGTTGTTGCGGCAGTGGAATCTTTTACAACGATGCTGCTCAAAAGGACATCCGGGACAGATAATTTTCCGGATCCGGCTGCCAGAGTGAGTGCTTCCGGTTCTGCCGCTGCTGTTTTGTGCACCGAGGGATCGAATACATTGACGAAGACGCATGGCGCCATTGCGAAAAGAGCGAACTGCGCATATATATTTTCGCAAAGAGTCCATTTGGACCAGTCCTGATCATATCCCAGAGCAAGCACCGCGTCATCGTATCCGTTAGACAGAATAGGATAATTGATTTTTTTGACTAAAGTTCCTGTTCTATGCACGGGAGCAATCCCAAAATAAACCGGCATTGCCGCTTCACACGGCGCAGGCGGGATTATGCTGGTAGGAGACTCGCTGTTTCTAACTCCGTGGAAAAACATCCTTACTCACCTCCCCTGTAATATTTAAGTGCTGCCTGATACGCCTGCTCCATCGGAGCCCCCATAATTACCGCAGACTTCTTTGCCTCTGCCAAAGCTGCAGGGGATACCATAAGCGTAAATACAGACGGACAGTTCCTGCAGATCGCCTGAATTTCCGGCGGCAATCCCCCGCGGAAGCCCATGTTATGCCTGAGTCCTTTTTTTAACATATCGGGGCCAATGTATATCCTGGTGCCCATAAAATTAAAGCTGCGTTCGCTCTGTGTCGGTTCCGTCTGGGCTGTCGGCCGGGTACCTCCAGTCTTTTGTTTCACTGTTCCCATAGGCTGAGCCATAGTTGTCTATTTCCTCCTCTTCCGTGAATTCTTCCGTGTTCTGGCGCTCCTCATACTGGACCAAGATATCGCCGAAGTAATATGGATACGCCTGGATCTCGAATGGGCCGCCGCTGATCTTTCCTGTGAGGCGCATGCCACCGATCGATCTGACTCGTAACAGCGCACTTCTCAGCCGTTTTAAAACATTTAACAGATCGTGATATCCGGGACTTATCGTGTCATTATTACTCTCCTCAATACAGTACACTCCTACAAAAATACGGATATACAGCGTTGAATGAGATTCATTCAGAGGATCCTCGAATGACATCAACCGGAAAAGCAGCAACGGGAAATCGCTCGCCCTAGGCTTTTCGTTTTCGCCTGGGATCTCGCCGATGAATGATTTAAACGACGGTAGCTCTCCTCTGTCTTTTGATTGAAGGGAAAGTTCAGACAGAGCATCCTGACAATATTTTGAGAGCTCGGTTAATAATTCCAGCATGCCTCTATCCCCCCATCGACAGCCGGCGCTCCATGCCTTTCATGAAGACGGCCTCAAGCTGAGCCAGAGTAACTTCTGCCACCCTGTCGATAACATTTTCGTTTTCGAGCATCTGCGGCGTTGATACCGTTGCGAATATTTTAAAATCTTTCCCGCGCTTGCTGGAGTCTTTGCGTTTGAATAAATGGACATTGTTGTTCTTGCCGGACATCCAGAAATAATCCCTGGACAATTGAGAGGTCTTCCCTGTAATTATTTCCGCAGAATACCCGGACCGCGATGTCCAGCCGGGATCCGGATTCACGTTTTTAGGATAGACATTAAAATTGCCCGCCCCGCGCGGACGCCCCCTTGCCTTCAGTATTGCCTGCAGGCTGGATCCCGAAGCCTTAATTCCAATAAGCTCTTTGGCAATAGCTTCCATTTTGACCGTATAGACCTTGGTGATCTGTATCAGGGCTTCTCGGTGCGCCGCATCTTCCGCCTTGTTGACGGCTTTTTTTAATTCCTTTTCGGCCTCCTTCGGCATAGCCCCGATCAGCTGCTCAATACGATCTAGATTTTTAATTTCAACAATCATCAGGAATTCACCGCCTCAAGAAGGATCATAATCATGCCTGAATCATCGTTGACCTCTCTTACGGTCCAACGTTCCGGATCATGCCCCTCACGCCCCATCGTGACACGCTTGCCCTGTACCGGCTTGACAGCCGGAGTTGACATGTAAACATAAACAGAGCGCCCGTATACTCCTTCAGGGCGCTCTGATCTGTTCATTCTGCCTACAATTGGCTGGCCTATTACTTCTTCGACAGTAGCTAAGATAGTCTCTCCTTCGTAGGATATCTCCTCTGCAGTCTCGGACTGATTGAGGAAGACAGTATTAATGTCATTATTGATAAGGTCTTTAAGAGTCATAACACTGTCCTCCTTTAATTATTATCCGGCAGTCGGCACCGGGACAACTTCCCACTCCGTAGCAGCGACATCAAGTGTTACTGCGCCGGTAGACTCATCGTGGGTGTGTTCCAGGATCTGCGTCGCATCAACGACTTCCTGCGTCACTTCGGTAACATTGACCGTAATAATGGCGCTTCTGCCCAGCAGCACCTTAGCCTTGGCTACGGTTGTGCCTTTTGCCTCAGCAACGATCCCGAAGAATACATTGTTCGTTGCCGTTTTTGTAACATAACCGTTCTCAGCATTCCAGTAGACCACATCACCTACGGCAAATGCGGCGTTGGTCACCGCTTTAACTTCCCACACTCCTTCAAGGACAACGGCTCCCGTTGCGCCCTTAGGAATGTTGGCTTCCGCGATCCCGCACATGCTTACCAGTCCTACAACATCTCCGACTGTGATATCAGCAGCTGCGTCTGACGGGTTTGTATAATTGATAATTCTTCCGGCCTGTACCGGCATTGCCTGTCTGCTCATAATAAATATCCCTCCCTATTAACCGGCGTTTTTGAAGAGTCCGCGGTAATCCCATGCTTTGACGCCGAAATCCAGGCGAACCTTCCATTCCATTCCGTCAACGTCCCAGCCCGGCTGCTGTTCTATAACTGGAGCATTCGCACCGTCCAGGAAGGCTACCTCTATTGTGTCTACCAGACTTGGACTTGCGGCGAGGAACCAGTCGTTTGCGTTCGTCAGCTGCGCATCGCATATGATGCTGAACTTCTCGCGGAACGGGTTGATGACTCCCGCATTGGCACCGGCGATATCCGCAGAGCTCAGAAGCACCTGCTCCGCCAGGGTTTCAAGTTCAGGCGGGACCAGAATGAAGCTTGGATATATGTTCAGCGTATCCAGCTTCTGCGGATCCTGCTGTTTCCGCATCAGCTTCCTTGCCTCTGAAAGCGTGGTTGTGCTTATTGCTCCGGCGGTCCCGATATTGCCGTGGTCGGTATGGAAGAGCACCTTGTTATCCTCGGCCATTGTCACTGTGTTATTAACCAGGATCGCATAGACGGCCTTATTGATGGTCCTCTTTGCAGCCGAGCCGAACTTCTGCGGCAGCCTGGTAAACGCCCTAAGGTCGTCGTTAATGATCGCCTGGCGTGTCAGTGCAAACTTTTTGCCGTAGGTATAGAGACGGATCGAATCCTTGCTCTCGGCAAAATGCCCAAACCTATACTCTCCGCCTTCTGGAACCAGCTCAAGATCTGCAGTCTCGCTGAGCCTTACGATCGTCTGCTCCTTGAAATCACTCAGGCTGCCAACGCCGCACCACGCTTCCCATGTTGAGGGAGCAGTCCTGTAGGAATCCGCCAGAGTTGCCCTCGCAAGTCCGCCGAGGATATAGGGGAAGTCGTCTGTGCCAAAAGCTCTGCGAGCTACATCCATTCTGGATTCAGCATATCCCACTCGTTCTCCGCTTCTTGTAAGAGATTCCCTTGCAAGATCCATAAGGGAGATCCCCCGGAAGCTCTCCGCACCCGGAGCAGATGTTTCCATGCGGATCCCGGATCTCATTCTTAGTCCATCAATTACCGCACTACGGAACTTATCTTTCTCATCAGCTGTCACCTGTGCCCGGCTTGTGTTGGCCGGAGCATTTGCAGTGCGCACTCTTTCGAGGATCTGGGCTCTTACGGAGTCAAGCTCCGCTCCGTTATCTATATATGCCTGGGGATCAACGTTAAAGTCTCTGCATAGGGATGTGATTTCGCTGATCCTTCTGCGTTCCGCATCTGCCGCCGCTCTTGCGGTATTGCCTGACGGCTCAGTCGCGGGGGGCGTAGCTGGAACTGCGGGAGCCTGCTGAGCCGCGAATTCCACAAGGCCCCTTTCCATTGCATCTACGACCTGATCATAGTCGTCAGCGCCAACCGCTTCACGAATAATCTCCTTCGCTTCTTTCATATACTGTGCCAAGGTCCCTTTTTCCCTGCGGATCCGGCCCGTAAGTTCCTGCATTCTTTCAAGCAAACTCATGCCTTCATCACTCCTCTTGTAAATATTTATGTTTCGTCCGATCCCGACGGTCATGTCGGCCGGAACGCTGACTAATGAAATTTCATATGGCATCCATTCCCGTGCCACCATCGCAGGCCCGTCTACGCCACCAACCGTCACTCCTTCTTGGATTTTTTCCCATTTGGACACCATGTAGCCTACAGATATCCCCTTAAGCGTCCCGGATAAGACTTTCTGATACAGCTTCTCTGCTTCCTCATCCGAGTCGAATACTGCTATTGCCTTACCCTTCTTGTCGGCTTCATCTATCCAGGCATTCTCAATTCTGCCTATCGGATGATCCGAATCGTGGTTCCAAAGCAAAACTCCTATCTCAAGGATCCTTGTCAGATCCACGGAGTCTGTATGCGAAAGAATTTCGTTGTAGTACTGGCCCTCCCACCAGTCGTAACGGCGTACAGGTTCCTCCGATGAAAACGAAAGCTCCACGGACCTGTTGTCCCGCGGAGCCATTGCTACTCTTGCTTCCCTAGTGTGAATGTAACCTGGGCCGTAACGCTGATCCTGTTCAGCCCTTAGTCGTTCTCGTTCAGCTCTGTTGTGCGGAATTGTTCTCACCTCCATCTGTCTGGATTTTGTTAAGCGCTCTGACTTCCTGTATATAAGCCTCTTCCCTGGCTCTTTGTTCAACAACTTCCTGCCAGTCATATCCCATTTGGCCGCAGGCATCCTGCAGCGTAACCATGTTCAATGCCAGCTGAGTTTCAATACCCTTGGCTTCTTTAAGAGGGTCTACCCACTTCCAGCCAGGTTTAATCCATTTGCATTTTTGATACTTCTTTTTATTGGTCCAGTATCCTGGGATATTGATCTTGCCGTTCAGCACCATTGAGTCCAGCCATTGCCTGTAAATTGGCTGGCAGAAGTTATTTATCAAATCCTGCTGCAGCATTTCATAAGTCTTGATATCCTGCAGCCTCCCTTCGCGGGAGGATGAATAATTTACCTGGCTGAGATCCCTGGACAGGGCTTCGTATGAAAGCCCCATCGCCATGCCGATAAATCTTAATATCGCAGAAACAAATGGTGCAGCGGCACCGTTGGGCCTTCCCGGGGTAACAAATTCAGCTTTTTCTCCAGGCGCAAGGCTTAGCATCGTCCCAATTTCAATTTCAGTAATTTTTTGTCCGGCCGGGCTTGTTATCTGTCGTCCGATGGTGTTTCCAGGTTGTTCCGAAAAAACAACACCTGTCAGCGCGCTTGCCATCCTGGCCGCCTTGAGTTCAGATTCTATAAACTCTCCGCAGTCCCGCACATTTTCCATAACACCGGACAAGGCAGAAATCCCTCTGGTCTGTGGGGCTCGAAGCTTAAGGTACCCATGGATAACCCTTGATGCCTCTGTACGTGTAACCTTAGCGATATCCCTCGGGTCAAAACGAAGATGATAAGCAATTGCTGCCATATAATCATCGACTTCAACACCGCCATACACATACCGACCGTTGTGCTGGATCACGTCTTCAGCCAGGAGGTCGCTCTCGATCAACTGCAGCAGCAGAGGAAAATCCGCCATTTTATTTGGTGTGTACCCCATAATAACCAGGCTGTCTCCATCAACTATTTTTCTTCTTAAAAACATCTCCTGCATCTGATAAAAATTAAGACTACGAGAAGCGTCACAGTTTTCTTTATCTATCCATTCGGCCCATAATTCTTCTATTCTGTCGTTGATCTTCCAAAGCTCGGTTCCGCTATTACTCACACATACAGCCTGTGGCTTGATACCCAGCCCCACAACATTTCTCAGGATCACGCCAATGGCCCCCTGAACAATACCATTGTTGCGCTCAAGATCCCTGGCTCTAGCCTTTATCAGATTCCGGTACGGAGCGTCTGTTAATTCCGCCGGCTGATTTCTGGGATACCATTTGCCATATCTGTCTGTCCGGGCGGCTGTATAATTTCTCTCGAGCTCTGATCGATATGCCATTCGCTCATATCCACGCTTTGGACTAAAATATCCTATAATTTTATCCAGCGCATTCATCGCCCCGGCCAACCCCCATATGACAGGCATCCCCCTGTAAGGACAGATAAACGGCGCTCCAGTGCAGTCCGCTCCTTAAGGAGCGTGGCGTATTCCGCCTTTCGGACTGTTCTGTTCATCACCTTATATTCCTGCGCCCCCTCCCTGATTGCCTTGATCGCAGCGCTTACGGAGGCTAATTCTTCTCTGATTTCCTCTTCTGTCATTATTCATTACCTCCTTCGGCTGTTAAATACCGGACCCGCATACGCTCTGCAGCCGCGGTAGCAAGCACTGAGCAGTCCAGCAAATGGTTGGGTGTATGCTCGGTGACCGGCTTCCATGTTTCCTTAATATTGCCCCTGCCGTCTACTTCTTTAACCAGATGCTCAGAACAGATCTGCTCCGCGTACTCTCTGTGCACACCCTTATATACAAACCAACGTGCCGGGTTCTCTGATGTTGGCCGTATACGGCCGGCTATAAAATTTTTATAATATTTTGTGTCAACGATAAATAATTTCAGTCCGCCCCATTCAGCACGTTCGACCTGACTTTCTATTAACGGACTTTTAACTACTGTAGAGCTGGATCCCTTGGTCGGAAAAGCAAGGCCTGAATGTGCAGCACAAAACTCATACACTTCTTCCGTCCGATATCCAGAGTCTAAAAACATTAAGTTGATCAATGCCTCTGATCCATCTTCATACTTCCATGGACGATCAAGTATCTCTTCAATTTCCGACCATGTTTCAACACATCCGTAATCGATCAGCCATGAAGTTATCCTCGGCCCCCATGCGCGGACTTCATACCACATGTGATTTATCTGAACGTCAACTCCGCATGTTATAAGCTGTGCCTCCTTCGGCACCGTCATTCGCTCATAACTCCTTTCCAGCTCCATTACAGCATCGCTGTTCATATGTGTTGCAGCAGGTTCCCAGGGTTCGGCCAGCCACCCGTTGACAAAATTCATCCGTGTTATTGGATCATCTTTAGACCGCAGAAATTTCTGGGCGATTTGTCCGAATGTTACCCAGGGTGAATAGAGAGAACTGAGATTATATCCGATACTGTCGGGGCGGGCTTGTGGGGATGAATCCTCACTCCAGATGCTTTTACCCTGTCCGTCTGTAACATTTTTAACCGCGCGCCACTCCCCGCGGGACAACATTGATATTTTATCCATGTCATATATTCGCTCGTGACATACCGGGCACTCATAATATGAATGGGATAACACCAGCAGTATCCGCTCTTCTTTTGAGAAATCCTCTGTATTAAATTCAGCCGGCCATTTAACATTTCCGAACTCCAGCGTCTGCATGATATTACAATATGGACACGGAATATAATATCGTTTCTGGACCTGACAATTCTGATACGCTGTCCATACTGCTCCCGTGCTGTATGTGGGCGATGACGCCAAAACTTCTCGCCTGTTTGAGTATGTCTTTGTTCGTTCCGTAGCGAGCTCAATAGGAGATGAATCGTTGCCGGCACGAGCCGGAAACTTGTCAATCTCATCTCCAAAGATATACCGTACAGGACGGGATGATAGATTCGAAGGGCTGTTCGCGCCAACAATGGCAAGATACATCCCGAGAAACTGGATCTCCAGCTTCTCGGAGAGATCCGGCAACCACATTTTCCTTACGGCATCACAGTTCATTATCATCGGCTCAATCCGGTTTTTCGAAATTGTTTGCCCGAGAGCAGCGGTCGGGCACACCATAAGCATGCTCCCTGGATCTTCGGCTACACAGTATCCTATTAAATTTAAGAGTGTCTCCGACTTACCGAGCTGCGTTCCAAAACAAAGCACTATTCTTCGAAGATATCTTGCCTTGAATATATCCATTACCTCACGAAGATAAGGGGTCCTTGCTGTCCTCCAGGGTCCCGGCATGGCGCTGCTTTTTTTGTCCAGGATGCGGTTTTCGTCTGCCCACTGGCTTACTGATATTTTCCGCGGGGGCCTTAGGGCAGTCAACTCCTCCTTGCTCCACTGGACTTGTGTCGCAGTGGGTGCATATTCCATCACGGCTGTATCTCTTGAGGATTTCTTCAACAAATAATTCAACTCCTTCTTCAACCGTGTTCCTGTATTGAGAATCCGCAAAAAGGAATCCTATTTCCTGAGGCAAGTTCAACAACGCGGCCTTAACTTCGGTGACCCGGCTTGTCCATTCTTTAATCACCTGTTCGCGCTCTAAAAGGCTACCTTCCAGCGCCTTGGCTCTCATTTCTGCGATCCGCGCTTTGGCCCTTCTTTCATCAGTTTCAGCCCGGAGCTTTTCATCTTTTAAAGCTTTGACGTCGATAACTTCATCGCCGCCGGATAATCGCTGCTGCAGATACATTACATATGCTTTGACGGTTGGGCCAAGATCATACTTGCCACGCTCTGCCTTTGGCAGAATTTTTTGATGAGTTAACTGTTCGACCCGGCGCTCCGATAAATTTAGAAGATCAGCAATGACCTTCTTTGGATACAAGCCTCCGCCGTCATTCGCCACGTCCGAACCGTCCACTCTGATCAAATGTTTTTCCATTACTTTCCAGCACGGCAGACATGGATGTATACCTCTGCCATCTGCGAACAGCCATATCGACATAGAGTGGGTCAAGCTCTACGGCAAGGCAGCGCCGTCGCACGGAATGTGCTGCAATTATGGTAGTTCCGGATCCGCAGAACGGTTCATATACATATTCATTTACGCATGAGTTGTTCAGGATCGGCCGCCTCATACATTCAACCGGCTTCTGAGTCCCGTGTGTTGTTTTTTCATCTTGCCCGGAAAAGTCTATATCCCATACCGACGACACCTTCCGTGATCCCTGCCAATGAGATATTTCCGATTCTCTTACTGCATACCAGCAGCCTTTATATTCGTCCTGACAATACCCTGGAAGCTCAGGGCAGACAGCGTCATCCTTTCGAACAGCATAGAAACATGCTTCGTGTTGCCAATGAATATCGCCTCTGCTTAATATTAAATTTGGTTTCTGCCAGATTATCTGACTTCTTAAAATAAAGTCATTTACTTTCAAGCTTTCGGCTACGTCAAGCCCGTGCAGGCTTCCGTGCCATATATAGGCTACATCCCCCGGGAATAACGCCCAGGCTTCTCTCCAGTCTGCGCGATCATCATTGAGCACTTTTCCTGTCCGTTTTGTGTCGCATATCCTGGATTCATTACGCCATTTAGGATCGTATTCGACTCCGTAAGGAGGATCTGTGACCATCAAATGAGGTCGGATCCCGGACAGCAGCATGTCTACTGTGGACGGATCCGTGCAGTCGCCGCATATAATTCGATGATCCCCTAGTTTCCAGACATCTCCCGGACGGGATATCGCCTTTTTTTCAAGCGGAGGCAGCTCATCTTCCGGAGACAACCCCCCCATATTATCAAGATTCAACGAGAGAATTTCCCGTTTTTCAAAGCCTGTGATCTCCAAATCGATGCCATAATCATCTCTGAGTTCCAGCATCAACGCGGCAAGCCTTTCCTTGTTCCATTCCGAATCTTCCGCGCACCTGTTATCCATCAGGAGATATGCTCTCTGCTGAGCCGGGGTAAGATCCTCACAACGTATACATGGGATAGTATCAAGACCCAACCGCTCCGCTGCAATAACAACCGCATGACCCTTAATAATCATGTTTTCTGCGTTAATTAATACCGGCACCCTTATTCCAAATTCCATCAGAGAGCTCATGATCTTTTTTATCTGACGCTCCGGATGCTCACGAGGATTGTTGACATATGGTATTAATTCAGTAGGATCGATATTTACAGGCTTCATAGCAGCTCCTCCGTGTCTTAATAAAAATGAAACCGAAATGGGGGGTTTTGTGAACTTATGTACATAAAAAGCGCGGCTCGCCAGCCCCGCAAGCCCCATACCCCCCGGGAAGGACCCGCAAATGGTCATAAACACAGCTGTAGACTGTATTAAGCCCCAGTGCCACTGTACCCCCATGAACGGGACTTAACCTATATTCTGTCTCGTTGGATTCGACTCCGAAAGAATGGCGTTGAACAGGGTTTATAAAATTGACCCATGCCGCAAAACCTAGTTATCCACAAAACTTTTGCATTTCTTTAAAAACACTCCGTTTGGGCGTTTTTGGCGTTTCGCTTTCGAGGCGGCCGGTAAGGCAAAGTTCACTTTTTCATAGATCCCGCGAGATCTCTCTGAAGGGATCGATGCATATCTCTCTGTTATCTCTACCGAACTGTGACCCAATTCCTTGCGAATTACATCCAAGGATTCGCCGCGTGCCCATGCCTGCCACACATATGTCTTGCGCAGGGAGTGCGTACCCAGTTCATCGCGGATCCCCAGCTCCCGAGCTGCGAATGATATGACCGTCCATAGCCTTTTACGGGACAGCGGCTTCAGCTCTATTCCGCCCTCTGGGGTATATCTGTAGTTCCTGGACAGCACGAGGGGCGCTTCAATAGGTATGTCCGGGTAGCCCAGCCAGAAGATGTGTTCTTTAAGGATCGACTGCATGTTGTTTGATATAGGTATGATGCGCTTATGATGATTTTTAATCTCGATAAGCTCAATCTGTTTCTGGATCTGTATCCGGCTGCCTTCACCGGCAATGACATCCGCGATAGTCAGCGAGAGGATATCGCTGCAGCGGAGACCCCAGTTGATCCCGATCGCAGCAGCAACATAGTAATTACGATTCCAGCCTTTAAGGAAGTGCAACAAGGCAAATATATTCTTCTGTTCCCGGATAGGCTTAACCGTCTTCATGTCAGCATGCCGCCCTGATCTTATCGATCGGCCATCCGCGCTTGATGCGTTTCTTCACCCATTCGAGCATGATCCGCTCATCGCATTTTTGAGTGCGTGTGATGATTTCGGCGCTGAATGGGATCGGTGAGATCTTTGCATCCGACACACCGGCCCGATATGTTTTGCCTTCTTTTATAAGCCAAATGACAACCTCACCCATCCCAGATGCCTCCTGACATAATAAAAGTGCCCCAGTCAGTAATTAATACCGAACAGAGCGCTTTGCGGCTGATATAAAAATACCCCTGTGTCCAATGAACGTCAGGGGTTATGAACTACATCTATACATGATAACAGTATACAGGATTGACAAATCATAGTAAGTACAAAAGAGCGGAAGAAGTGCGGAAACCCTTTTATCAGCCAAACAGCTGATATTCATCGTCTTCCGGAAACCAACATATCACAAACCGGGCGATTATGGTCAATATTGTATTTCTGCGATTACGGAGCGTCCTCACAGTGACACCGCCGTGCTTTTTAGCTATTTGGGCCATCATTCCGCCCTGACCGTCGTGGAACAGACCACCCTGTTTAACGAATAGAGCATGTTCTTCAAGTAAGTCCCACCCCAAAGGGTATTTATCTCGATACGTGCGCAGAGCCCGGTTGATTCTGCTCCATCCGCCGATCTCATTAATTATTGATTCTAATCTCTCAGCGCTGAAAATTATTGCTTCGGCTGTAGGTGTTCCTTTCCCGCCCTGAACCCTCACACCGAGATCCGGCTGGGGTTCCTGCACAAGCTGATACAGGTCTTCCGCTGACGGCGACGGGACTGTTCCTAAAAGAATAGCAAGGCCGTTCGGTTCTCTTCTCAGAATGAGGTCTATCAAATCAGCCAGTTTACTAATAAGCATGTCACTAGTCCGCCTTGCCATTAAAACACCTCCAGATTTAAGCCAAGACCCTGCTCTGTTTTCTTATACCCCTATAATCTCTGCATCCGGTCATCCAATGCACGTGACCGAAATCTTCATCCTTAATCCTGCTTACGATCCTGAACCCGCTTGTTTTCCCGGCCATTGTCTCCAGCATGGCGATATTGTCGGCGTTGGTTGTGATAGTCATCGGCAGCTTATGCGAATATCTGTAATCGATAAGACTAAAAAGCCTTTCTGCGGCCCATTCTGTGTCATATTGAGTGCCGAGGTCGTCAAAGACAACAAAATCGGCTTTTTTTATGGCGTCTTCCACTGCAGCTGTGTTGTTCGTCCCAAAAGTCTTTTTTATTTCATCCAGGATGGTGATCACCGGCATAAAAATAGCAGACTTCCCTGAGCGCAGGTATTCTTTGAGCTGAGCAACAGCTAAATGTGTCTTACCTGTTCCCGGAGGCCCGCCTAAAACCAGCGATTTATTCTCCTGAGTGCATTTTATGGCGGCAGACAATGCCATCTGGACCTTGCTGCCGTAATTTAAGACATCGTAGTTCTCAAATGTGCAGCTTGAATATCTATCCGGAACTCCGCAGCTTTCAGCCGTTTTGTGTATGACCGCCTGGCTTTTTTCGGTCATCCCCTTCTGACATGGCTCACCCGCCGTACTGAAAACGGTTTTAATGCCGTTTACAACCCGCTGAGGCTTCATGATGTATCCGTACGTTGGGCACTTGGATATACCGGGACAGTTCATGTTACAATTTTCGCGGCTCATAGCCCATTCAAAACTGGATAATGATCTCGGCAATTCGTCAATCTGGGCATCAGGGTAATATTCACGCAGCCATTTTAATATTTCGATCCTTTCATCGCTGTCCTGCATTGCCGACGCCTCCCTTCGCTCCGAATTCCGCTTCCATCTTGGCCATATTGGCCGCTTCCCAGGCTTTATCATCCTCCGACATCTCCGGCGGCTTTGCTTCTGCCCCGGTAGGTTTTTTTGACTTCGACTGCTGGTACTTCAGACTGTCGTAAATATAGACAAATGTCAGCGATGACAATGTTTTCCCCTTGGACTTAAACCTATCGGCCGCCCTGGAGATCTCCCGCTGGATCCGCGAGGGCAGGTGTATTTTTTCAAGCGCCATAATGGGGCCTATTTCTTCCGGCAAGAGTCTGCTGCGGCCTGTTTTCAGCAGCATAAATTCAACTGTTTCCTGCATGGCAGACGGGATTTTTTTAAGGGCGGTATCGTCCACAAAAATAGGTTCTTCGTTCACAGGAACCGCTTCTTCGTTCGGAGAGAGAGGATTCTGTTCATCGGGAGCATCGGCTCCCTTCGAAGAAGGATCTTTTAATTCTAGTTCTTTTGGTTCTAGTTCCGCCTTACCGGATTTTGAACCCCCCCCCTTCAAATTTTGAACCCTCCCCCCTTCAAATTTTGAACCCCCATGTGACTGTGTGCCGATAACTTTATACACACATGAGGTTTGACGCCCATCATAAAAACGATCTTTTCTTTCAATAACACCTTTAGCGATAAGATTCTTAATGGCCGTTCTTACGGTATTTTTGGAACAGCCACATACCTCGGCCAATGTTCCTATTGAAGGCCCTCCACTGCGGTCTCCTACGCTCATATATGAACATAAAACCGCATAAATAGCCTTATCTGTAGTTGATAATCCAGGATCTCTTAAAACATCGATGTCGACCTGGCAATACCAAAAACTGCGCGACTCTTCGAATTTTGCGTTTTCATCATATCCAGTCATCGTGATAACCCTTAATTCTATAAACAGATGGAATCTTACAGCCATTGTCTGATTGACGGGCTATTCTTATATAATTGAACTTTTCAAGGGTTAGAAGCGCCCTATTAACGGATCGCGCGGAGCACCCCGCTTTATTGGCAATTTCAGAGATTGACGGCTGACATGGTCCTCTGTCAAAAAATGCAATAACACACAGTGCCGTAAAGACAGCCCTTTCGATTATTGTAAGCTTTGCATCTTCATATACAGATATATCTATCGGAATCAGCTTTTCGCGTCCGTCACGTATTCCAATTCTTTCGTCTTTCATCACAATTCCTCCCTTGGATATTCCCTTATCATTAAATCCTCCGGGATCGGCGTGTTGTGCGGCCCAGCCTTTTTGAAGAAGAAAGGGACATTTGCATCAGCGCATTCATTCCTGAGATCCCGCGCCCAATCAAGATTCATCGGTCGGGCATTAGAACCTGTTTCGGCCCCGCATATAACCCAGTCAAGACCGGAGTTAATTTGAATAGGAGATTTACCGCTATTTGGATATGCTTTCTGATAATATTCGTATGTCGGCCGATAATCATACTCAGGCAGATAGCTTAAAATCTCCATACTCTCAAGCATAGGCTCAACGCTTATAAACCTTTTTGCCGCCGGAGTACTAAGTAATAGCGGGATACGTTCGTCTGCTGTGCGCTGATTCTCGGCCGTTACACCTATCCAGACATTGTTAAATGGGATATGATCTCTAAAAAAATATTGCATAAAACTTTTCATTCGCTCTGGCCGCTTTGTCAGAATAAGAAATGTATGTTGAGTAGCTCCTGCTATTACCCCAAAAATATCAACGATCAGCCCCGTGGGTACATCCTCATGAAACAGATCGCCCATGCTGCATACGAATATTTTCCGAGGTCTCTTCCACTTCAAAGGCTGATCCAACTTGTCTTCGTGAAACGTGATCTTAAAAGGATCCTCTTGGTCGTAGCCAAACATGCCCCTCAATCTGGTTTCGGCCATCGTCTTGGCGTAGCAGTTCTGACACCCTTCGGATATCTGAGTGCAGCCCGTAATCGGATTCCAACTCGCGCCGCCGTCTAGCCACTCTATCCTTGATTTATCGCCCATCATACAGCCGCCCTTTCCTCTATGTATATGTAATTCGCTCTTATAAGCGCCTCTGCCAAAGGAGGACAGACTGAGTTTCCACACATCCTTACTTGTGCTGTTTTAGTAAGCGGTTTGCCTTTATATATTGGATTTATGATGTAGTCGTGCGGAAATCCCTGTGCATCGAAGAGTTCACGCGGAGAGAGCATTCTCATCCCGATATCGGTTATTATGTACGTTTCTCCTTCTATCATCACGGAGACAAGTCCGAATCTATCTTTACCGACTATAGTGTCAATTGGTTTAGTCAACGGGGTAACGTTATTCCCATTGCCACAATACTTGACAAGGAAGGCAGCGACAATACCGGATTTACCTCCGCTGCCGCCGGGCATGATCGTACCCAGAGGCTTATTTAGCGATGCGCCGTTTGAAGTTCCAAACTGCCGGATCAAATGACAGACCGTCAGACTGTTGTGATCGCGGGATGTTATAGTAGGTAATGGTTGATCGAGTCTTCGTCCGACGTCATTGCCGGTGTAATGTTTAGTGATAATTGCCGTACAGAGAGCAAAACGATTGGAAGCGTCGATCGTGGCAAAAGGTTTTTCAAGTCCCTGACCTCTGAATTCACCGCGTTTCTTTTGATGCTCTCCGTGATATTTGAGAAGCAAGGCGGCGACAAGTTCGGCATGTTCTTTTTTTCTCCATAGACCGCCTACGACATATGGATTCGGATTGTTTACCACATACCGCATGATCCCAGTGGCTATTCGCCTCTTGGTTGCATCAGCAAGTTCTTTCTTGCGTTCAAATATGGAGCTGCATGGTATCGACCAGTCTATGCATTCCGCAGCCGTTTTAAACGGCAGAAGTTCTGGGCCGTGTGTCGGAATTGGCCAGCTTGCTGGGATGCGGTCAGACGTTGCTATTAGAAAAAATCTTTTTCGTGTGGTCGGAGCTCCGTATTCAGAGGCGATCAGCTCACGATAGCTCACAGAATATCCTTCGCGGCGCAGATGTCTGACAAATTTATCAAAAATAACTCCGCGAAGGTGCATTTTGGGCATATTGCTCTTTCTCTTTAACGGGCACCAATCTTGAAATTCTTCAACATTTTCTAAAATAATAAGTCTGGGGTGTACCCTACGTGCCCATTTAACAGCCGCCCATGCAAGCCCGCGTATACGTTCCGACCGGGGTTTGCTCCCGCGAGCCTTGCTGAAATGGGTGCAGTCCGGCGACAACCACATAAGGTCAACCGGTTCGCCTTTAGTTACTGAAAGAGGATCTACTCCCCAGATATCCTCAATATAATGCTTCGTGTTTGGGTGATTGGCTTTGTGCATAGCCATGGCTTCGGCATTGTGGTTGATAGCTATATCAGGATCTCGCCCGATTGCCATTTTTATGCCTGTGGAAGCACCGCCGCCGCCGGCGAAAGAATCAATTATTAGTCCCATTGTCTTTTATCTCATAGCATGATGGACATTTCGGCACTTCTTGACCTATAAATCCGCTCATTCCGTTTGATGCCTTTAAACATGTACTTTCCGTTTGATAGTGGATGATCATTTTTTCCACTCCTTGTCTGTGGCTATTCTCATTCCCGGGATATAATTCCTGTCTTCGCTCCAACATCCCCCGCGGCAAGCCTTCGGTTCCCATCTTGGGCACCAGCAGTTGTCGAGAGGATGATATGATCTTGTTTCTATTTGACCCGATACGTCCCGACATTTAATAATGTGCGACAACGCGGAAATCCAATAGTGATCAACCAGACGACTGCAATTTAAACAATTACAAATAGCATCCACAGTGATCTTCCTCCTCTTCCCGGAACATAAAACCGGCGCACCTATCGGCGTTGTCGCCTTTCCAATGGAGCCGGCCATCGGCGGCGCATCTGCGGAGATTGGAGCTGTAAAAACCTTCGTGTAAATCGAAATATATGCAGTCCCTGCATTTAACTTCATTCCTCATGATGTCACCGCCGATTGTTATTATTTAACCGGGAGTTCTTTGCATTTTTATGTGTATCTCCCGCGCTGTTTTGACCGTCATTTCTTCTCGTATTTTCTGCGCTGCCGGATAGGTGGCACATAAATCGGCGTCACATGCGACCGAGATCAGGCGGCCGCTTGCGCGGATATGTTTTCGATATATATCCCCGATCGTTTTCAAAAAACTGCGGATTACGACGATAATAACCAACACCCCCATTAAAAGAACTTTCGTCAGTTCGTTCATCTGAAACACCCTGCATACCGGAGAACAAGCCATGCCATGAACAACAGGGCAAACATGAAAAGGTCCGTCATATTCGGATATACATAAAGGTACATGAAGCTGCTTAGTGCCAAGTCCTGCATGTGATTTGCCTCCTTTCCTATCCCTTTATTTCGTTAAGTTTTGTCAACTGCAAGCATCTCAGCACATCTCTTCGATGTACCATTTGACAAGGCGCACCGCCCAGCAACCGGAGCGTGTGCGGAAACGGTATTTGGCAAGCTCTTCTTTGGTGACCGGGCGCGTAACGGCACAAGATCTTGCCCTGGATAATTCGGCCTGGACAAACATGTCCTGCTGTTGAGTCATCTGATTCATCCCTTTCGACATGTTATGATTGTTCTGCCCCTTGACAATTGAATACCGGGATATAGGCAGAGGTGACAAATGGCTGACATTACAGAATGTGACGACGGGTTTCTTCACAGCATCGTGGAGGTTAAGACTGTTAAAGGTTTTTCGTGCTTTCAGGAACTTGAGGTAAACGATCATTTGGATCAGGGGTGGAAGATATTAAAAATATGTACTAAGTGCTTTGATCCTTCCCCGCATCTCTGGGACCATCAGAGTGTAGATTATTACCTTGGGCGTCCTGCCGGCGTTCCAGAATTCCATGAGGTCGATCACAGAACGCCTGAGGAGATAGCTTACGAGGCCGACCTAATACGAAAACTCGGCGAGTTTGTTCCGGACAGTAGATCTGAATAATTATCCAGCCGTCCGAAAGCAGACGGTTAGCTTCGTCTGCTGATTCTGTTTCTTTAATTTTTTCAATCAAGTGAAGAACTGACAAAATAATCAACTCCCAAAACAATTTATCCCGGTATTCGATTGTCAAGGTGCGGCTTTCTTTTAAGCTTTTATTGTTTCGAGCAGTTCCAGTCCGGATCTGACGCTCGCCTTGACCCGTTCGATCCACTTCCGTGTAATATCTTCGTCTGCGGATCCGTCGGCACAGTCCTTAACAAGGGCCGCAATTTCGTGCGGTTCGTCCGCCTGCTCGTTTGTCAGGCGAACGTCCTCCATCACGTCTAAAGCCTTAAGAAGGAACTCTTTGTTGATTAGTTTTCCGGGCTCCCCTGCGGGGATTCCGACCCTGCAGGGGTTGATGTAGGGTTTACGACTTGAAGAATTTTATATAGAGTGCCTCTTTCAAGCTGAAAAACATCCTCTAGCGCAGCAATATTGTTTGCATTTGTCGGGGGATATTTGCCACTCTCCCAGTCATAAATCGTTATTCTTGAAACTCCAATTTTTTCAGCAAGTTTTTCTTGCGTGAAACCAAATTCTTTGCGTTTTGCCCTGATATATTCAGAGTACAATTTACGTCACCTCCGTTTTTTAATACTGTAATATGAATTATATAAAATATTTCTCGTATGTCAAGTGTAATATACAAAAAATCATACTTGAATTTTATTGCGACTTAACCCTAATTAATGTAAAGTGAACTATGTAGGTAGGTGATAGATATGTTGAGCGGAGATAAATTAAAGGCCTTACGTAAAAAGGCAAATTACCAAAGCCAACAGAAATTGGCTGAGGTGCTTAATGTATCTCGCGCTACCGTATATGACTGGGAAAGAGGTAAATATTTTCCAGAGGGGAAAAATCTTATTAATCTAGCAAAAGCTTTAAATGTCTCTGTGGCATACCTCATAGAGGAAACTGATGATCCTACGCCTAAAACAGTACTCACGGAAAAACTTGAACCTATGGAAGACCGACATTTTAAAATTATCCGAAACGGCAAAGAGTATTCCGAGGCAAGTTGGTCAGATGAATTATCGTCCAGAGTGGGCAATGGGTTGCAATCTGACGTTAAAGATACCTCGCATCATACAGCGCAAATTGATGACGTAATATTTGTACCAATTGTCAGCAATAAGGTCATTACTGCCTGCTGTGGGAATGGATCCGCTTATGCAGAGGACGTTGTCTGGGAATATGAGGGTCGGTTCCCTGTGCCAGCAAAGCTTCTTATGGGTTATACCTGGCAGGGGTGCAGCTACAGAATTATGGAGGCGGAAGGCTCCAGTATGGAGCCTTATATATATAACGGAGATAAGGTTCTGTTTGTTGAATATTGCGAAGCAGGCGTTGGGGATATCGTTGTGGTTTCAATCAATAATCGCCTATTTATCAAGGGTATTGTAAAAATGAATGAAAAAGAACTCTGCTTAAGGGCCTATAACTGGCAAATTTCTCCTGACATAGTGGTTAATCTAGAGGGAGATACTGAAGTTTGTATCATTGGAAAGGTTATAAATGTTGTTTCAGCAAGAAGTATACCTAAGATGATTTAACCCCTGCATCAGCAGGGGTATTTTTATCATTTTTATCTCACAATAAAAGGAGGAACTAGGATGGCCACTTTTAAATGTCCAGATTGCAAAAATAAGGTATCGGAAAAAGCAAAGGCATGCCCAAAGTGCGGACGAGAATTCACTCATGAAGAGATAGACCAACTGATAAAGATTAAGGGGAAAGAAAATGCAATTGGGTGTGGAGTATTTTTTATAATAATTATTATCGCGGTAATTTTATTTTTCAGTTCAGGCGATAAGGATAAAACAACAACCACCGAAGATAACACAATGAAACAACCCAACATAGCAATACAACAAAAGAAAATGATTGGATTTAATATGACTCCTACACAAATAGCAAATTCTATTAATCACTATTATAAAGTAGCGAAACTCAAGCCTCCCATTAATAAAATTGAAAAATTCAAGCCGCATGATGGAGCTATTAATGATGTTTATTTTTCAAATTTTTCCAAAAATACTGGAATTCAATTTGTGACCCCCAAAAATGAGAAAAATGTTATTAGTCTTAATATTATTTCAGTTCCTAAAAGTGATGAAGATTCATTATATCTCATGTTAAGCATAGGCACTGTTATCGCAATACTAAGTCCACACCTTAACAAAGATGAGCGAGGTAAAGTATTATTTGAATTATTGAACAATAAAAACGGAGGGTTAAACGATAATAAATCAATAATAATTAAAAATATTAAATACACATTTAGTGCTTCTAAAGAAGTCGGGATACTGTTTTTTGCAGAAAACAATGATGATTTATAGTATTTGGTTCTGTTAAATGATCCCAGCCTATGCATATGCACGCTATAGCTCCGACAACCAGCGCGATGAGAGCATTGAGTCGCAGCTGTCGTATATTGTCGATTATGCCAAAAATAACGATATAGAAATCTTGAGCACATACACGGATCACGCGGCTTCAGGTACCAGGACGGAGGGGCGCGATCAGTTTCAACGGATGCTCCGAGATGTAAAAAATAAACATGAAGTCAAGGCCTTGCTTGTGTGGGATCTGTCGCGCTTCGCCCGAAATGCGGAAGATGCGTTCCGGATCGAGAATCAACTGCTGAAGCTCGGCATCGAGATAATCGCCGTGACACAGCCGATGCGCACCAAGCGGGATGACGGCAGGATCAACACAAGCGTCCTTACATACCGGCGCATGATACATGTTATGTCTGAGGCTTCGAGCTTTCAGAACAGTGAAATGACAGCGGCGCATATGTACAGTCAGAGCCAGCGCGCGAATAAGCATGGGTATCATCCGCATCTGGCCGGCATGGCGCCCTACGGATACAAGCTTTCCGAGCGAAAGCATTATAAAGATCACAGATACTTGGAAATAGATGAGAGAGAAGCTCCTGCGGTAAGGCTTGCATGGCAGTGGGCTGATGAAGGACTTGGGTACAGGACAATAGCGGACAAGCTTAATGGGATGGGGTACCGGACCCGCAAGGGATCTCCCTTTTCGGTGTCGAGTATTCATGATATGACGCATCATTCAATATATGCGGGGATATATACCTACGGAGAAAAAAGATACAACCGTCTGACGACTGGGATTCCTGAAGATAACCCCGACGCTGTTGTTGTACCGGGCGGAGCCCCTGCGTTGATCGATACAGCACTCTATGAAAGGGTGAGTTCGATGCTTGATAAGCGAAAAACGGGCACGAGATCTGTGAGCGGTAATCTGTATATATTAAGCGGGCTCACCTATTGTGCATACTGCGGGTCGCGCATGGTCGGCGATTCCGGGGCTAAAACCAGAGCGACCAGGTACCGCTGCTCCGGATCGGACTGCGCAAACAAACGATGGACCACAAGCCGTCCGATGCTTGAACAGAATGTGATGGCCCTCCTTGTAGACTTATTTTTGAGGCATGCCGATACAGACCAGATAGCTGAGGCGATAAACGAGGTTGAACAGAACGAAGGAAAGGACCTGCTGCTCCGGATCAAAAACACCGCTGCAGATTTAACAAAGCTTGAGCAGAAAATATCGACTCTCATGGATCTGCTGGTAGAAGATGAAGAGCTTCGTGCCCAGACAAAAAAGAAGATCCTTGAAGCACAGCGTGAATTTGATTCGAAAAAACTATTACTGGAACAGTTAAAGAGCACTTCACGGCGGCTGGACATTGAGGGAGACGTTGACAGGGTAAGGGAAGTTATAAATGCAGGGGTCAAGGCTTTTGATGAGTGGAATGAACCGAGGCTGAAGCAGCTTGCTAATATTTTCATAGAGAGGATCGAGGTCGCGCATTTCGGGGAAATAAAAATTTTCTGGTGTAATCAGGAAATTACACATATTCCTCCAAGTGCCCCAGATCCAGGCAGCCCCAAGCGCCGCAAGCGGTCTAAGGTATGTGGGGTAAATTACGAATCCCCTAGGGACTGCCAGGAATTCAAAAATCGGGCAAGATGCGCACGCATCGGCCCGATTTTTTTATCGTCCTGAAACTCTGCCATGCCGCAAACACAGCCATTAGCTGTCCTTGCAGCTATGAACCACTACCTGCGGATATGCAAAGGAAATGCCTTCCGCGTCAAAGCGCTCCTTAAGCTTCTCCCTGTATTCGCGGGCAACGGCCCACTGCTGTCCTGGTAAAGTTTTTATCAATATCCTCATGTTGACCGAGTTCGGGTTGAAATCGGTTATCCCCTGAAACGTGGGGGTGTCCAGTATTACCTTCGACTCTTTGCCGG